AGGCTGTTTTATGGGAAAGATGATCTTAGATGACCTCCGCAAGCGGCTGGAACGGTTGGACGAAGACGCGGACCTGATGATCGACAATAACGACCGCTATCAGATGGTGATCGTAGGCGGCAGTGCGTTTATTTTGCTGGGCAAGCTGACCCGTGCTACCCATGACATTGATGCCTTGAGCGTTCCAAAAGAACTGTATGGCTTGCTCGGCAAGTACGACATTAACACCGATGTGGAAGCCTACATCGACAATTTTCCGTACAACTTCCAAGATCGGCTCCAGCCGCTGCCCTTTGGTGGCACAAAGGTGCAGTTCTACACACCCAGTCTGGAGGATTTGGTGATTGCAAAGCTGTGCTCTTTCCGGGACACTGACAAGGCAGACGTAGAGAGCGAGGCTGTGCGGAACTCCTTGGACTGGGATTTGCTGGAACGTCTTGCAACGGATGAAGATGAACTGAAAGCCAGCATCTTGAACGACTGGCGGTATCGAGATTTTTATATCCGCTATCAGGAGTATGTGGAGAGGTGGAGACCATGCGAAAGCTGACATTTGAGGGTTTCTTGAAGCAGTATGTGGCAGAGCTTTCCGGGGTGCAGACGGCAAGTGTCCATAAGCTGGCAGATTGCATGGCAGAAAATCCCCGCCTGAAAGAACCGCTGTTCCTCTATGCGCTGACCTTTGATAAAGTGGATTTGTTGCTCCGCTATACCGCAAATAGTGCTGTTGCTGCAGAATATGAGCAGCTTTCCAATCGCTATTCGCTGGCGCAAATGCGACTGCTTCTGGAAAAGCAATCACCAGAATTGCCGGAAGGCTATTTGAAGGTTTGGCGCAGTTATTGTTCGGTGCGGGATGCCGTCCTTGCAGACAATGACACAAAAGAGCTGATCCATCGCCGGGTATTGGAACTTCAACAGAAAAAGAAACTGACGAATTATCGTCTTTACACGGACTTGAAACTAAACCCCGGGAACGTAAATGCATGGCTCAAACACAACGATTCCAGCAAAATGAGCCTTGACTGTGCACGGCAGATTTACAAGTATGCAAAAAGCTACTCGTCTGTTCGATAAGAAAAAGGAAGTGAGTCTATGACCGCCGTGATCTATGCCCGCTATTCATCGGACAACCAGCGCGAAGAATCTATCGAGGGGCAGATTCGGGAATGCACGGCCTATGCGGAAAAGAACGGCATCACGGTCATCAAGCACTACATTGACCGTGCATTCTCTGCCAAAACGGACAACCGCCCGGAGTTCCAGCAAATGATCAAAGACAGCGGCAAGAAGCTGTTTGATGTTGTTCTCGTCTGGAAATTTGACCGCTTTGCCCGGAATCGTTTTGATAGCGCAAACTATAAGATGATCCTGAAAAAGAACGGTGTCCACCTGATTTCCGTTATGGAACCCATTGCCGAGGGCTCACAGGGCATTCTGGTGGAAACACTGTTGGAAGGTATGGCGGAATACTATTCCGCAGAGCTGTCCGAAAAGGTGATTCGTGGTCAAACTGAGAACGCTCTGAAAGGGAAGTGTACTGGCGGTACGGGAACTATCGGCTACAAAATCGACGAGGAAAAGTTTTATCACCTTGACCCACTGACCTCGCCGCTGGTGCTGGAAGCCTTTCAGCGGTATGACAACGGCGATAAGATGGTGGAAATTGTAAACTTCCTCAATGACAAGGGTGTCCGCAATATGCTGGGCGGAAAAATGACCCACAGCAGTGTGAACACCATGTTGAAGAACCGTCGTTACATTGGTGAATTGTCTTTCCGGGATATCGTTGTGCCGGATGCGATTCCGGCTATCGTTCCGAAAGACCTCTTTGACCGGGTGCAGAAGCGTATGGACAAGAACAAGCGCGCCCCTGCCTGTGGCAAAGCAGACGAGGAATATCTGCTGACCACCAAGCTGTTCTGCGGCAAGTGCGGTGCGCTGATGTTCGGCGAAAGCGGAACCAGTGCCACTGGGCGCACCTACTATTATTACAAGTGCGCCAACGTCAAGCGGCGCAAGGGCTGCAACAAAAAGACCGTTCAGAAGGATTGGCTAGAAGATCTGGTCGTCCGGGAGACCATGAAGCTGATTCGGGACGATGCGGTGATCGACAAGATCGTTCAACTGGTCATGGATGTACAGAATCAGGAGAACACCACGATCCCGCTGCTGGAAAAGCAGCTCCGGGAAGTAGACAAGAAGCTGGACAACCTGATGAAAGCCATCGAGGACGGCTTGTACACCCGGACAACGAAAGAGCGTCTGGAAGCGCTGGAAATTCAGAAAGATGAGCTGACTGAAAAAATTGCAGATGAAAAGTTGAAAAAGCCCAGCTTCAACGAAGATTTTATTCGGTTCTGGTTGCTGAAATTTAGAAAATTCGATATATCGCAGAAAAAGCAGCGGAAAGCGCTGATTGAAATTTTTGTGAATGCCATTTTCCTGTACGATGATCGGATGCTGATCACATTCAACTACAAGGATGGCACACAAACCGTCCGTTTTGAGGACACTTTGACCGCTGATTCGGCGGAGGAAAAAAGTTCGGATTTGTCCAGCTCTGCTGGACCAGATGATTCCCAGTCGAACAATTGTTCGGCTGGGAATTTTTTTGTTTTTCGGAAGCAGACGCTTCGGAAAGATTAAAATAAATAAGTATTTCCGTGTCTGTGATCTCGATGCGATTTACAAAGGTGTCAATGATCCTGCGGTTATAATCCTCGGTACGTTCATTAGGAGAGATAAGGAACTGCTCCAATAGGAAGAGGATGCGCTCACGATCCAGAACGGGTGGATGAATTTCTTTCAGGGATTCCAACTGATAGTTGAGAGTGCTTTCCTGCTGCTCCAGGTCAGCAAGGCGGGCGGACAGACGAGAGCTGGCAGTACCGTTTTCAATGGATTCAATGATATTGTTGATTTTTCGACGCACATCGGCCAGGCCTTGCTCTAACATTGCACGCTCTGGATCGGGCTGGTTGACATCTGCCTGCTGTGCAGCAGCAATAGCGTCGGCCAAATCTTCGAGGGTATCTGGACGAAGAACATTTTCACAGATGGCATTGACCACAAGATTCTCAGCAACATCTTTTGGGATATTTTTCTTTTTACAGGTTCCACCATCGACTTTATTCCCACATGCGTAGTAATAGTAAACATCGTTGCGGCAGTTGTGGCCGGAGATACCCCGCATCAGGCTGTGGCAGCAGCCGCAGAAAAGCTTGCCAGAGAGCAGATAGTCGGCATGGGAACTGTGTGGTGCGCGGTGCTGCTTATTGAGTGTGAGCATTTTCTGCGCCCTCTTCCATAGATCATCGTCGATGATGGCGGGAATTGCACCATCAATGCGGACATCGTAGGCCTTGCAGATATAGACACCATGATAGGCTTCATTCTGGATGATACGAGGAATGCTGCATTTGTTGAAGGCGTTGCCCTTACTGGTACGGAGCCCGGCAGCGTTCAGCTGCTCCACGATGGAAGCGCTGCTCTCTCCGGCCGCATAATGCTCAAAGATGAACCGGATAGTGGGGGCATTTTTCTCGTCAATAATAAAACGCTTGTGTTCATCTGTGGTAAGCCCCAGGGGGCGGTTAGGATTGATTGCCTTCCCCTTGAGTGCGGATTCCCGCATACCACGCCGCATCTTTTGAGCCAGCTCAGCGGAATAGTATTCGGCCAGGGATTCCATCAGACCTTCCAGAATAATGCCCTCTGGTCCTTCCACAGAGCTTTCGGCTGCATAAAGAATACGAACTCCGTTATCTCGCAGCTTCTTTTTGTAGACCGCACTATCATAGCGATTGCGGGCAAAACGGTCAGTTTTCCAGCAGATCACGAGATCGAACAGATGTTTGCTGCTATCTGCGATCATCTGCTGAAAAGCCAGCCTGGATTCAACACCACGGCCCGAAATGTGCCGGTCAATGTATTCATGCACGATTGTCAAGCCATGCTGCCGGGCGTAGGCTTCGCAGTCCCGGCGCTGGCCCTCGATGCTCTGCTCGGTCTGCTGGGAACCGCCGCTGTAACGGTAGTAGGCAACCAGACGGTTCCCGGGAGATACTTTCTTTTTTCTTGCCATGATTGCTCCTTGTGCGCTGAGCAGGATCATGGTACAATGAAATTGCTCAGCAGGCGTGTTTTCTTATCCTATGATTATTCTCCGACAGACAGATTCCCCGTCTGGCCCCGGTGGCTCTATCGTACAGAGCTGCCGGGGATTCTTTTTGTGTAGAAATTTGCCGTTTTTGACCAAAATCTATTGCAAAACCCCCTTCGATGTGCTTTATTAAGTACATACTTTAGGAGGTGTCTGCGCATGATCCTGACTGACAAGGAGCTTTTTCAGCAAGGTTCTTCCCTGATTGCTCCGTTCGAGCAGAACCAAGTAACGAATATTGGGTACGATCTGAAAACTGAATGCTTTTTCCTGGATGCCAAAACATCCAAGACAGAGGTGGAGCTGGCTCCCGGTGATACGGTGTTTGTGCGAACTGTGGAAACGATCAGCCTGCCGGATGATATGGCCGCTGCGGTGCAGCTGAAGAACAGCCGCATTCGTCAGGGCCTGAGCCTGACCGCCCCGATCTACCAGCCCGGCCACAAGACAAAGGTCTTTTTCCGGGTGACGAACATCACCAAGAAGATCATAAAGTTGAATCTGGAAAAAGGCATTGCCTATCTGCTCTTCCTTCCGCTGGGAGAGAGCGTGGAAAAGCCCTACAATGGTACGTTCCAGAATGAGGAGACTTTTGTTGGGATGGGGGCATATCAGTCCGCACTGGGCGATGATATGATAGACATTGAAAAGAAAGTGGATGCAGTAAAGAACATTGAAAAGAACGTGTATGGCAATGTACTGTCCATTATGGGCATCTTTATCGGCATCTTCAGCCTCATCAATGTGAACCTTTCTCTTGTTGCAGCAAGTGCCGGCATGGCAACACTGCTGACTTTCAACTTTGCTACCGTGGGTGCAATTGCATTCCTGATCGGCCTGATCAACGCTATCCTGCCGGATGGCAAGAACCATAAGCTGATCTGGTGTGCTTCCGGTTTGGCATTCCTGGCATCGATCGTGGTTCAGTTCATCGTAAAATAAAATCTATCCATCCCCCACCGGCTGAGCTCGGCGGGGGCTTTGTTTTGCCCCGCTGGTGATGTAAACTTGCAGATAGAACAAACAAATGATACAATAAAGTCAGGTAAGTTCACGGATAGCGCTTACAATAGAAGCGGCATTCCAGCCAACTACTTTAGAAGCTTTTGCTCTGAGATCAACCGGAATATAACTGCTGCCCCAAGGCATAATAACAATAATAGGCTTTCCCATTCTGAGGGCTTCATCTACTTCATATTTCATCCAGTCGTGGTAGAGTGTGTACATACCGCCGATAACAAGGACAACTTGTGCTCTTTGAATTTTGGCAGTGATGGCTTGTGCGATTTCGTGATAGGATGCGTGAGGACTGGACAGCGCCAGCGGCTTTTCTTTTGGTGCAGAGTAGTTGTAATAAGAAAACCAAGGAGAAGCATCCAAGAGATTTACAAGTCGGTTATATTCATCGCCGTATCTCCATGCGTGGCTGATAAAAATGCGATAATCGTACAAAGCAGGCACCTTAAACATCCTTTCTTGTTTTGGAGGTTAATATGAAATTTCAAAAAAAACCGGTCATTATTGATGCGTACCAGACTGACAAAGATGTGTATATTGAGACGCTGGAGGGTGTGATGCATGCCTCACCGGGGGATTGGATCATTACCGGAGTCAACGGAGAAAAGTATCCCTGCAAACCGGACATTTTTAAAAAGACTTACGAAGCGGTTCCCGACTGAGTTTTGCTCTTATCTGTGACAGGCTTTGCATTGGAAGATTTCCATTTGCTGCCTTCAGAGGAAAGCAAATTTTCGATGTTGTGAACGAACAACTGCTCTTTTGTTTCATCCGTTCCGTAAGGAAAAGCATTCATCAGATAGAGGCTTTTTTCGTGCTTCAAGGCCTCACAAGCGGCACGATATTCGATCCAGTTTTCATGGTAGCGATAAAGACGCTCGATTCCCTCAATGATGGCGATTGCAGCACCTAGCACACCTACCATGAAAGCAACTTGGGAACATCCAACAGTATAACTGGAAAGCAGCGGAATCGCTGCGGCAATAACAAGCTCGGTCAGTTGCAAGCACTTATAGCGCTTTTGTGCATTCTGAGATTTTTTATCGTACCAGTTGATCTGATCATCCAGACGGTTTGTGATATAACTGTTAATGTCACCTGGCTCAATTTCCGGAGGCGTATAATCCGGTACTTTTTGTTTGCTCGTAAACATATTTTATAGCCTCTTTTCTAACCCTGACAAGTTTTTGTCAGGGTTATTTTTTATGCTTCATTTCTATCCACGCCCACCGGCTGAGCCCGGCGGGGGGATTGTTTTGCCCCGCTGGTGTTACAGCACCGGTGGGGTTATTTTTTATCAGCATTTGCGACAAAGTCGTCGATAAAACCCGTCAGGTGGAATTCGTTGACCAGTCCGGCAAGGTCACGGCGGTCTCTGCTCCAGTTATAAGGGGAGAGATAGCCATGCGACAGGCCGTAGCTGCCGAGACCGAGAAGCAACTGCAGAAGCCGGATACCTTGATCCGAAAGATTGACGGGCGGTTTGGAAAAAACAAGGCTGTAAAAACGCTGTGTTGCGGATTTGTAAAGGACCTCCCAGGTGTCCTTATAGGGATCATTACCGCACCGATCAAGAAGAAGGGACTTTTGACACAACCCCGAAACGACATCGTTCCGGAGCAGGACACCGTAGTCTGAAGCCGGGTCAAAAGACTGAACGGTCGAACAAATCTCCTGAAAGGCAATCCGGACCTGAATGCCGTAAACCTTCCGCCCCGTCCAGTCGGCGGCAAACAGAAAAAGAATGATACCGGGATACAGAAGGGCTGCAAACAAACCGTTTCCGGAGTCCGGGTCATAAACGGAAAAAAGGAAAAGCCAGAGGATGATCCAGACGCTCCCGGCCATAATGCGAAGAAGAGAAAGAAAGTGCTTCGTCTTTTGCGATTCCCGTACTTTGGATGGATCCATTACATTCACCTCGTTGGAATTTGATTCCAGCATAGAGGACTAAAAGTTTCCTGACCAGTGGCAAAATAACCAAAAATAAGGCGTAAAAATTGTTTTGTTGCTTCCGCAACATAAAAAGGCTCTTGTGCAGCACTGCACAGGAGCCTTTTTGCTTAGCGGTGTCGCAGAGCGTGACGGAAAAATACTACTGATTCATTGCCTTCTTGCGGATAGAGATATTTGAATCAATTCGATTTTCCTCCAGCTTCTCTGCCTTTTCGACATTCGCGGTTAGATTGGCCACAAAGCGTTCCACAGCCCGTTTATCAGAATCAGACAGTTCCAAATAGGTTTCCAGAAGCTGGCGGCCATACAGTCCGAGATCATATTTGTCGGAAAGCTGTTCAATCAAATCCATATTCTTCTGACTGAACATAGAGCCAGTGCCATACCGCAGCCATTCTTCATTGACATCAAATTCACGACAGATTAAAAGAACGATGTTGTCAGCCATTGCATTAACACCGCTCTCATAACGGGAAATAGCGGAACCAGTTAAAGAGAGTTTGGCACCAAAGTCTACCTGATTTAGCTTCAATGCTTTACGAAGCTGTTTAAGTCGTTCATTCATGGGTGTTCACCTCCTTGCAAATATAGTACGCCAAAATCTTACCGTTGTCAAGAAAAATGCTTGACAATATTGCCAATGGAAACTATAATAATACCAACGGAAAGATTTTACTTGCCGTTAGGAGGTGTAGCAAGATGATGCAATCAACCGAAACCACCCGGATGGTAGAACTGCTGACGACAGCAACAAAGTTGCCGGAACCAATGCAGGCGCTGGCGCTGGGTTACGCAAAGGGACTGGCGGATGCCGAAAAGCTTCGTGCTCAGCCCACCGACCCGAAAAAGAGCGCATGAAAAAGCCCCGGCGGGGAGCCGGGGACAGAGAGATGAAAGGAGAAAATAACGTGACGGTAAAGATTACAGGTAACCCCAAAGAAATTGCCGCCCTTGTATTAGCGGTACAGGAGCGGCAGATTCGGGATGGCTTTATTGGAAAGCGTCCGATTGAGGATGATGGAATCAAGGATTGTGCAATGACGGCAGGTTTGTCAGAAAAGAGTTTCGGGTGATGTGATCCACTGTGCCCCGATATCCTGAATAACAAGGATATCGCATTCTTCACTGACGGTTTGATTGATCTGGGCATAGTGCTGAACCCCGGCAACGGAACGGGTCAGAAATCGCAGATAATTGATGGATTCCTGAAGCGGAAAGGCATCGTGCTCCACCGGAAACATGTCGGTCAGCTTTATCAGTATCTCTGATTCACCGGAAAATGCGAGACAGTTTCCATTTTCATTGGTTAATTCCGTAATGGCTTCAGACACCAATGAAGTGGATAAGACGATGCGATTGCCGTTACTTATAGCAGCACCGATCAGAACAACATTCCGTTTTCCGGCAATAGCCAGAAGCTCCTGCTTGAGCAGCCGGAGTTCATCTTCGATGGAAAGAGATTCATTCAACTGCGAAAGACATCGTTTGATGGTACAGGACGTACGGGTCTGATTTTCCAGTCCGGATGCGCCGGTATAGGTGATTCCGTGGCCGGATTTTGTGAGGAAGATTTTTTGCTCATGATCAGTGAGAACAAAAGATTCTGTTGAATTTGTTTGTTCATCGGAAATTGTGGTCGTTAATCTTCGATCTGCGGACATTACAATTCCATACGGATTGGACAAAACGATAGCCAGTGACATTGTCTGAGTAGCCTCCTTTTGATTTTGAGTATAGCACAGAGGAGAAGAACGGACAAGAACACATGAAAAAGCCCCGGCGGGGAGCCGGGGGAGGAAGGGGGATGAAGAGGTGAGTGTGCAGCTGGTGATTGCTGCATGGCTAATTGATTTAGCGACAGTATGGATTGCGAAGCGATGGTTGGGCGGCGAGATTCAGGGCTACATTCTTTTTTCTATTATGCTGAGTTACTTATGTGCGGTGCTTACGCTCTACGAGTGGGTGGTGCATCTGTAATAGTTCCTGACGCATAGCTTCAAACGCTTCATAGGCAGAAGCATTGAATGCTTTTTGTGATTCAGGTGTCGGATTTGATTGAAATTCCATCAACTGCGAAGAAAAACCGCTTAATTTTGCACAGGTATCCCGGCTGGAAAACAAAATGGCACGGGCGCAGCAGGCAGTAAGCCTGCCAGCGTCGGCATCTGGAGAGCGGCTCATAAAGGATTGAGCGGCTTCAAAGAAAGATTCGTAGGCTTCTACCTGAGCATGGAAGAACATTTTTTCGGATTCCAGCTTGTAGGCAGCTAAATTTGTAGCTTTAGCTATGATCACCTGAGCAATTGCAGTGAAAAGCGCAGCAAGGGCAGAAACGAGAGCAGCAAGTGAGGAAATAAGGGTAAGTCTTTCAACGAATGTCATGTAAAACACATCCTTTCTGGTTGGATTGTACCACCAGGGGGAGAACCGGACAAGAGCACATGAAAGGAGCAACGAACGATGGACCGTTATATGATCGTGATCCCGGCGAAGAACCGGGCATTCAACATGAAGTGTGATGATGGTGACAGCATGAAGCTGGAGACCCTGCAGAAGCTGGTGGGCGGGCCGATCGAGCCGGTGCCCGCCTTGCTGAGCGCCGAGTGGGCGCGGGAGAAGGACGCGGACGGCATTCTGCTGCTGGTGAACGAGGAAGGGCTGATGAAGGAGCGCCCCCTGACGAACCAGCGCGCCAGTGAGATGACGGCGGCAGAGCTGGTGGGCCCGGCGATCGTGGCCGCAAGGCGCGGCGATGAGCTGATCGGCTTTGCAAAGCCTGTGGTGGAGACCATCTGCGCCGAGTGGCTGTGAGGTACTGCCATGGGCCGAAAGCAGAAACTGCCCTTTGAGCACTGGCAAATTATTGAATTGCTGCACATCACACAGGATTTTTACTCAAAACCGGAGAATGAGGCTGCATTTCAGGAATGGAAGGCGGCCAGAGATGCGAGAAAAGCAAAAAGGCCCGCCGGTGCGGGAACACCGACGAGCCAACCAGGGTGATGGTTTGACAACACATCACCAGAAGTTTAACACAGAGCGGGAGGATTTGCAAATGAAAAAGAAGATCACGGGCAGCGTGCTGAGCGCCGGTGCCATTGTGCTGGGACTGGCTGCCGTAGGCTGCGGCGGGGCCATTGAGAACGCGGCCAATGGCTGGGTAATGCTGGGCTACACGCTGCTGGCCATCGTGCTGGGGTGTGCAGCCCTGGCGCTGGCCGGGCTGGGCCTGGTGGCAGAGCAGCGGAAGGAGCCGCAGAAGATCCACAAAGTGCCGGAGAACACGGTGAAGAAGGCCGTCTGCGGCAGAAAGGCGGGGTAAGGATGGCGGAGAGCGAAACGGAAATGGGATTTAAGCCGAGTCGTTGTTATAACCTGTGTTATAACATGGACTGCATGGAAGGCATGGCACAATTCCAAGACGGCTTTTTTGATCTTGCCGTAGTTGATCCGCCATATTTCAGCGGCCCGGAACGCCGGGACTACTATGGCTCCAAGGTGAGCAGAACCGGTGTGCGTCGCAACGATTATTTGATTTCTCCAGCATGGGAAATACCGGAGAGGTCCTACTTTGACGAACTGCGCCGGGTAGCCAAGCATTATATTGTCTGGGGCTGCAATTACTTCGATTATGAGTTCGCGCCCGGTCGGATTGTGTGGGACAAATGCAATCAGAGCACCAGTTTTTCCGACTGCGAACTTGCGGCAACAGATCTGTTTGAAAGCGTGCGTCTGTTCCGGTACATTTGGAACGGCATGATGCAGGGTAAAAGCATCACAGAAGGCCATATCGTGCAGGGAGACAAGCGCCGGAATGAAGTGCGCATCCATCCAACTCAAAAGCCGATAGCCCTGTATGACTGGATTTTCCAACGTTATGCGAAGCCGGGGCAGAAAATTCTGGACACGCACCTTGGAAGCGGGAGCAGCCGGATCGCGGCATACGAAGCGGGGCTTAAGTTCATCGGTTTTGAAATCGACCCTGACTATTATGAGCGTCAGGAAAAACGATTTCAGGAGCACACGGCGCAGACCAGCTTGTTTCATGCAGTAACAGGAGGAGCGGAAGAAAGGTGGGGTAAGGATGAAAATCACGATTTACAAAAATGGAAACGATGGCGGTCTGAGCATTGAGGATGGCGAGAGTGCAGCGGATGTTACACGGGTGATCATGCAGTCGGCAGTAAGTTTTGTTGTCAGCAGCGTGCCCAGTGACTTGAACAACGCCCAGAAAGAGGAGACCGTTCGGACTTTTGCAAAGGTCGCTGAACTGGAAATGCGGTTGGCACTGAGCCATAAAACGGTGACGGGCCTTTTTGAGGGGAAAGAAGCTGCTTTTATGGAAGAGTTGATGAAACGGGCGATGGAGGACAAGCAGAAATGACGCTGGAGGATTACAAGAACATCCTGCGGACGGGAACGCCGAGCGACCGGGCGCGGGCCATTGCCGAGGCCGGGAACGACAGGAGCCTGACTGACGAGGAGTTCCACGAGCTGACGGCCATGATCAAGGGCGTTGTGCGGCCAGCCCGGCGGAAGATGACCCCGGACGAGGCGAAGCTGTGGGCGGAGATCAGCCTGGTGAACACCCGGCTGAAGAATGCCATGAACGATGCGGCCTTTGCCGTGCGTGCCCTGCCGGGAGACCTGCAGGAGGATGCGATCAATGTGCTGAGCCACACGCTGAGCGGGATGCTGGGCGACCTGACCGCCATGATGGCCGAGACCGGGGAGCCGTGAGATGGACGGCACCCAGTGTGTACATGTGTTTGAGATCACCCGGAGCCGGTGCCTGAGCTGTGCAGGCCGGAACCGGGCGTGCGGGGAATATGAAGAACGGAGAAGTTACCATGAAAACAAAGATGAGCCTTTCGGCGGAGATGGACCTGACCCAGGACAGCGTGGTGCAGCTGACCTGCTGGTGCGGGCAGATCGCATTACATGAGCTGTGGGGGCTGGGCCGCACCCGGCTTGACCGGATCACCAGACGGAAGGAGCTGCTGGGCAGCCAGAGCCTGGCTGTGGTGATGCAGCCAGACAAGAACGGGATGCCCCAGACGGAGAAGGCCAGGCGGCTGCGGGCGGAGGCAATCCCCAAGGGCGTGCCGACGGAATTTCGGGTGCCTGCGTTGCGGACACCCCGCACCCGGCGGGAGCAGCAGCTGAAAATGGTGGGCGACCGGGCAGCGACCATGGCCTGGCAGCTGATGGCGCTGGCCTGTGTGCAGGAGCTGGGGTTTGGAGCAGACCGGCTGAACCGGCTGTATGCAGAGATGCGCCACAACTACGAGCAGCTGAATGAATGGGGCAAGACGGACGGGCTGGACGTGGCCATGGAAAAGCTGCGGCGCTGCGCCTGCGATGCCTTGCAGACTGAGGACATCGTGGTGGAGAACGTGGACGATGAAAAGACAGTGCAGACCCTGAGCCGAAGCTATAAGGAGCAGGAAACGGAGTTTCTGAAGCGGGCTGTGATGATGGCAGCGGGCCGCAATGCCTGCCGCCAGAGCCTGAATGTGCTGAACGAAGAGAGTGTCCGGCAGAAATGTGCGGATGCCATGGCAGCGGCCATGGCTCCGGCGGGAAGGAGGAGACTGTAAGATGCAGAGTGGATGCAGATGGGTATACACCCTGATGGACTGGGACACCGGCGAGGTGGTGGCCAAGGGCACCAGCGTGGAGCTGGTGGAGCAGGGATATTTTCCCGATGTGAACAAGCTGAGCAGCGTTTGGAATAATCTGGAAAAGTGCAAGAACCCCAGCCCGAAGAGCTACCGGTGGAAGATGGAGCGGAAGAGCACCAAGGACGACCGGGTGGAGAGGGCCCGGGCAGAGGGCCTGAGCGCGGACGAGCGGGCCGAGACCCGGATGGTGCGGGTGTACAGCTGCTACGGTGCGGACGGCACCCTGCTGGGCAAGGGCACGGCGGCAGAGCTGAAGGACAGGGGATTGTTTGGCAGCGAGGGCACAGTGCACGAGTGCTACCGCAAGCGGGGCGGCGTGTACAAGCCCGGCGGCGTTGCGCGGATGGAGATGGAGCTGTGCCAGAAACGGATCAGGCACCCCATAAAGCGGCCGGATCAGCCAGTAAAGGTGAAGCGCAAGCCCATTGGCGGCGTGCTCGACCCCAGCCCCCTGGCCTACGACGTGCATGATCTGATGATCTACAACGAGAAGGCCCGGAAAATTGGAAAGCCGGAACTGACCTACGGATACTGGGCGGAAAAAGGAAAGCCCGCCACGCCTTAAACACCTTGATCTATTATGAAGAGCAACGGATACGATGGACTGACACGTCCACCGTATCCGTTACGTTTCATAATACCTTTATAAAGAAAGAGGGGGAAGGGCCCTCTTTGGGGAGCTAGTATACCCGTTACTTCTGTGACGGTGGGGTCACGGGAAAGAGAATATCAGCAGAAAGTGAAAGCCAGCAGGAGGGCACCGGGATGCGGAATACCTACACCAGAGAGAAGAGAACCCTGTGTGGGGAGAGCTACATGGAGGTAGACCTGTATGCCATTACCCCGGAGGAACACCAGGCCAAGCGCAGGAAGAAGTGCAGGCCCAGCAGTGAACGGCAGAAGCGGCGGAATGCCCAGCACGCCCACCGGCGGAGGGTGCAGAAAGCAAACGCCAATTTCACGGTGCTGGGGTTCTACCTGACCCTGACCTATGCGGAAGAATACCTGCCGGAAAGCATGGAACAAGCCGAAAAAGACCTGCGGAACTACATACGCCGACTAAAAACGGCAATTTTAGCTGCCTTTGGCCCGGGCTTTGCCCTGCGATACATGGGGCTGACCGGCTGCGGACGAAAAAGCGAACGCTACCATCATCACCTGCTGATCGAGTGCCCAGGGCTGACTATGCGACAGAATGCAGACTTTCGGCAGCTGCTCGAGGACAAATGGTCCGCACGCCAACCGGACGGCAGCTATGAGCTTTTGGGTACAGCTAACGCTGATCGGCTGAACCTGCAGAACCGGCTGGATGACCTGATCACCTACTTCGAGAAGCACGGGCAGCTGCGCTGGTACGAGAGCAGAAGCCTGATCCAGCCGGTGGAGCTGGTACCCAATGACACCAGATGGAGCCGGAAGCAGCTACGCAAAGGCTGCACGGACTGCAAGGACAGTGCCTATTGGTGGGAGCAGAAATACCCGGGCTGGAAATTCGTGCGCTGCGTGGTACCGGAACCGGAGAGCCCCGGATGCGAGAAAGAGGGCTGGGATGCGGATGACCTGCGGTGCTATGTGGTGATGGTGAAGCAGAAGGTGGGACATGCCTTTGCGAAAGTTCGCACCTGACAGATAAAACACCGGTATTTTGCGCGTTATACCCATGCGAAAAGAAGGTGGGGCGGTGACAAAAGAGCAGAAGAAAGCGACCCGGCAGGCTCTGCGCCGATATGGCGAGGGGTCTGTTTGTGCTGCCTGGGCGCAGGTAATCGGGGCGGTGCTGGCCTGGTACGACCGCAATGACCCGGTATGCGCCCAGCTGCTGCGGCTGCGCTACCTGCAAGGTCTGCCCGAGGAAAAGGTGATCGCCCGGCTGTATGTGGGGCGAACGACCTACTACACCAAAGAGCTGGAAGCTCTGAGCACCGTGGCAGTGTGTGCAGCGGATGCAGGGCTGCTGCCCGGCGGGCAAATGTCCGGGGTAGTTGCACCCGGCGGGGCGTGATAGGATATTTGCAAAGGCAGGTGAGAGAGTTGGCGAAGAAGCGGGCGTACTGCAAGAACACGGTGGCCGGGAAGCAACGGGGAAAAAAATACCCGGCGGCGTTCCGGGCCGAGGTGGTGATGGCCATGCTGGGCTCCAACTCCGTCTGCGCTGTGGCGAAGAAGTACGGCGTGCCGGAATCGACCATCCGCAGCTGGATGAGCGAGGAGGCAGGCCGCAGTGATGCCTTTGCAAAGGCCCGGCAGGAAGCCGCGCGGGAAATCGCCATCCGGGCAAGCCTGGGCGTGCGGGCACAGGTGACCTTTTTGCAGGGCAGGGCCGCTGAGAGCCAGCGGGCGGCGCAGATCACGGAGAGGCTGCACCGGCGTTTGGACGAGGACACCCGGGCCCGGGACTTTGCCGTGGGCACCCTGCTGAAGGACGACCCGGAGGAGCTGGCGGATGCCACCGAGACCGGCCTTGTGGTGTATGCCAGCCCCGGCAGCTACGACAGGCAGCTGGATGACACGGAACGCAGGCGGCTGAACGCCGAACTGGAACGGTACGAGGGCCGGGTGATGAGCGACAAGAACGCGGCCGGTGTGGCCAAGGTGCTGATGGAAGTGGCCGAAAAGGCTGCTGCCATGGCCCCGGCGGAGAACACCGATAGCGAGAGCGGCCCGCCGATGGTGGAAATCGCGGCAGCCAGTGAGACGGACGGCCAGCAGGAGGTGGAAGTGGATGGCGGCACAGAGGATGCGTGACGGCAGACCGGTGATCTGGTCGCCGCAGCCTGCCCAGGCACGGTTCATGCAGCGCACCGAGAACGAAGTGCTGTATGGCGGGGCCGCAGGCGGCGGAAAGAGCGACGCGCTGGTGATCGAGGCCCTGCGGCAGGTGGAGATCCCACACTACCGGGGGCTCATCATCCGAAAGACGTTTCCCCAGCTGCGGGAGCTCATTGACAAGACCATGCGGTATTACAAGCCAGTATTCCCAAAAGCCCGGTACAACAGCAGCACACACTGCTGGACCTTCCCCAGCGGGGCAAAGATCTATTTTGGCAGCCTGAACCACGCCCAGGACAGGTACAACTATCAGGGCCAGGCCTACGACTTTATCGGCTTTGACGAGCTGACCCATTTCACCTGGGAAGAGTACAGCTACCTGCTGAGCCGAAACCGACCCAACGGCCCCGATACCCGGGTCTACACCCGGGCCACGGCCAACCCCGGCGGCATCGGCCACGGATGGGTGAAGGCAAGGTTCGTCAGCCCGGCCCCGCCCGGCACCCGGATGGTGCAGATGGTAAAGGCCCGGGCCCCGGACGGACGGGAGATCGTGCAGCGGCGGACCCGCATCTTTATCCCCAGCACCGTGTTTGACAACGCGGCCCTGCTGGAAAATGACCCGGGATACCTGGGCACGCTGGCTGCGCTGCCGGAAGCGGAGAAGAAAGCCCTGCTCTACGGCGACTGGGACAGCTTTACCGGGCAGGTGTTCACCGAGTGGAAGAACGACCCGGCCCACTACGACGACCAGCGGTGGACACATGTGATCCGCCCATTCCGCATCCCGGGACACTGGAAGATCTGGCGGGGGTACGATTTCGGCTACTCGAAGCCCTTTTCCGTGGGGTGGTATGCGGCGGACGAAGAGGGCAGGCTTTACCGCATCCGGGAGCTGTACGGCTGCACCGGGACCCCCAACGAGGGCATCAGAGCTGACCCTGTGAAGCAGGCGAGGATGATCCGGGAAGCCGAAGAGAACGACCCCATGCTCCGGGGCCGCACCATTCTGGGCGTGGCCGACCCGGCTATCTTCAACGAGAGCCAGGGCGAGAGCATTGCCATGATGCAGGAGAAGAGCCCGAACTTTCTGCACTGGGCTCCCGGCGACCACACCCGGCTGGCGGGCAAGATGCAGTTCCACTACCGGCTGGCGTTCCAGGCGGATGGGCGGCCCATGCTGCAGGTGTTCAACACCTGCAAGCACTTTATCCGCACCATCCCGAATCTGGTATACAGCGAGAGCAACGTGGAGGACATTGACACCGACCAGGAGGATCACATCTACGACGAGTGCCGGTATGTACTGATGGAGAATCCCCTCAGCCCGCCCCGGACAGAGCCGGTGCAGCCCATGCCGGATGACCCGCTGGAACTGGGGAAGAAAGCGAGGTTTTTTAGAGTATGACCGACGTGATCGGCACAGAGCAGGTGGCGAAGGCCACGGCGCTGTTACAGAGATACAAGACCGGCAAGGCGGCGCTGGACAAGCGGATCGTGGACAACGAGCTGTGGTTCCGGATGCAGCACTGGGCCAACTACAAAAACGAGATGATGGAGGGCAAGCCCAAACCTTCCAGCGGGTGGCTGTTCAACAGCATTGCCAACAAGCACGCGGATGCCATGGACAACTACCCGGAACCCAACGTGCTGCCCCGGGCAGCGGACGACGAGCAGACCGCCAAGGTGCTTTCCAAGATCCTGCCGGTGCTGCTGGAACAGGCAGAATACGAGCAGGTGTACAGCGACACCTGGTGGCGCAAGCTCAAGCAGGGCACCGGCGTGAAGGGCATCTTCTGGGACCCGGGGTTACGGAACGGCGTGGGAGACATCTCCATCAAGAGCATGGATCTGCTGATGATGTACTGGGAGCCCGGCGTGATGGACATCCAGGACAGCCCCCACCTGTTCAGCCTGGCGGTGGCCGACAACGAACAGCTGAAGGCCCAGTACCCCCAGCTGGAAGGCCACACCGGCAGCACGCTGGAAGTGGCAAAGTACATCCACGACCAGAGCATTGACACCTCGGACAAGAGCGTGGTGGTGGACTGGTATTACAAAAAGGCCCGGGAGGACGGCCCGCCTCTGCTGCACTACTGCAAGTTCTGCAACGGCGTGGTGCTCTACGCCAGCGAGAACGACCCGGCCCTTGCTGACCGGGGATTCTACGACCACGGCAAGTACCCCTTTGTGTTCGATACCCTGTTCGTGGAAGAGGACAGCCCGGCGGGCTTTGGGTACATCGACGTGATGAAGGACACCCAGACCGCCATTGACGAGATGAACGCGGCCATGGACGAGAACGTGAAGCTTTCGGCCAAGGCGCGGTACATCATCCAGGACGGTGCGGGCATCAACGAGAAGGAGCTGGCCGATTTCGGCAAGGACATCGTCCACGCAGCGGGGCGGGTGACGGACGAGACCCTGCGGCCCTTACAGACAGCGGGGCTGGCGGGCAACCTGATCACCTACCGGGACGCGAGAGTGGCGGAGCTGAAGGAGATCAGCGGCAACCGGGATGTTTCCCAGGGCGGCACCACCAGCGGCCTGACTGCGGCTTCTGCCATTGCGGCGCTGCAGGAGGCTGGCTCGAAGCTCTCCCGGGATATGCTGAAAAGCGCTTACCGGGCCTTTGCAAAGGAGTGCTATTTCATCATCGACCTGATGCGGCAGTTCTACGACGAGAGCCGGGTCTACCGCATTACCGGCGACAGCGGCCAGCCGGAGTATGTGCAGTTCTCCGGGGCAATGCTGCAGCCCCAGCCGGGTGGCATGATCGGCGGGGTGGAGCTGGGCAGCCACGAGCCGGTGTTCGACATCACGGTATCGGCTGCCAAGAAGAGCACCTTCAGCCGCCTTTCCCAGAACGAGACGGCAAAGGAGTGCTACCAGATGGGGCTGTTTGCCCCGGCCAACGCTGACGCGGCGCTGGCGGTGTTGGATATGATGGACTTTGAGGGCATCGAAAAGGTGCGGGAACGGGTGCAGCAGAACGGTACCCTGTACACCCAGCTGCAGCAGGCCATGGAGCAGCTGCAGAAGCTGAGCGCCATCATTGACCAGCAGAACGGCACCAACATGAGCGCAATGGCCGGGGCCGCTGCACAGGCGGCCGGAACCACGGGCGGCGGCAGCGGAGGACAGACCACCGCAAAGACGGCGACCAACGGCCTGGGGGCTGTGGTGGGCGGCGGAGGCAACAGCCTGGCCACCCAGGCGGCACAGCGGGCCATGAACGTAAATAATCCGAATAAGTGACCCTCTCAGCGCGCAATGCGTCTGACGACGCAGTTGCTTGCAGCTCCCCCGAAGAGCAACGGCGACGACCGCCGCCAGTGGCGGAAACAGGGAGGAGTTGTTGGGGCCGCGGCCAGCAAGACACAAGCACAATACTTTGTGCGAAGTGGATGCTGGGAGCCGCAACCCGAGAGCTCTGCTTAGAGGAAATTTTGGAAGGAGCGATAGAATGATCCAGATCACTTACAACGAGATGGGAGACATGATGTTCCTGCGGGCCGAGGGGCACGCGGAGTTTGCACCCAAGGGGCAGGACATTGTATGTGCTGCCGTGAGCGCGCTGATGCAGACGCTGGCCTACAGTCTGGACAGCGGGACCGTGACCTGTGCCGATGACCGGAACCTGATGGTGGTACAGGCAAAGCAGGGCACTGACAGCCTGGCAAAATTTGAGCTGGTGACAGACGGTCTGCTCCTGCTGGCGGATGCCTACCCGGAGCATGTGCGGTACATCAACATGCTCGCAGACAAGGCAGATGCCATTGATCTGCAGATGTTTGCAGACGGTGGTGCTGCGGGCGGGGACGGAACCTCTCAGTCGCCTGGTGGCGACAGCTCCCCTAGTAGGGGAGCCAAGACGACGGGTGCGAACGGGGAAGGCAATGCCATTGAGCTGCCCGCCCTGCGGCCGGCAGAAGAGCGGCTGGCCCGGCGGAGCGGGGTGCTGAAGCGGAGCAGCCGGGAAGAGGGCTCACCCTCTCAGTCGGCGCAGAGCGCCGCCAGCTCCCCCGAGGGGGGAGCCCTTGGCAGTGAGGAAAAGTCTGAGCTGGACGAGGAAGCGGCAGAGAACCAGAACGAAGCCGAGGGCAAGGACGGCGAGGAGAAGGGCGAAGGCAAGACCAAGAGCCCGGAGGAGCGGCGGAAAGCCTTTGGTGAGCTGCTGCGCGGAGAGTATGCCGACCTGACCGAGGAGCTGATGCAGAACGCCGTGACCGAAGCGACCCGGCGGCTGGAAGCAAGCCCGGCCATGAAGGGGCTGATGCAGGCGCTGCAGGAAAAGTACGGCACGGATGCCAACGACCTGGTGGCCCTGACCGAGGCTGTGCGGAACGGCGCGGTGAAAGATGATGCCTACTACGAGAAGCTGGCTATGGAGAAGGGCGTTTCCACCAGGACGGCCCGGGAGCTGGACAAGCTGGAAAGCCAGAACAAGCACCTGACCGAACAGCAGCAGATGATCCAGCAGATGGAGCGTCAGCGTGTCCAGCAGGCCCGCATTGCCGAGCTGCAGGCCGGATGGGACCGGGAAGCGGAGCAGCTGAAAGCCCAGTATCCCGACTTCAACATGGCTGAGGTGCTGGCGAACCCGGAGGTGGAGAAGATGATGCGGTCGGGCGTTTCTATGACAAACGCCTACCGCAGCGCCTACTTTGATCACATCCTGAAACAGCAGCAGGCCGCCACGGCCCGGCAGGTGGAGCAGGGCGTGGTGAACCGGATGCAGCAGCGCAACGCCCGGCCCGGCGAGAATGGCACCCGCCCCGGCGGCGCGGTGCAGACCAAGATCGACGTATCCCACATGAGCCGCAAGGAAATGGAAGAGATGGAGAAGCGGGTCATGCGGGGTGAAGTTATTACACTGTAAACCTCTCACCGGCACTGTCCGCCTACGGCGGCGCAGATGCCGGAGCTCCCCTACTAGGGGAGCCGTGAGTAGAGGAAAATAAATTTTAGGAGGAAGCTATGAACAACAGAACCAAGAACCTGAAGCTGGATCTGCAGATGTTTGCAACGGCCAGCACCCAGAACCAGAACGCCACCAGCGCATCCGGCATGAGTGCCGAGATGAAAACCTTTTACGAGAAGCGCCTGATCGACCAGGCAGAGCCTGCCCTGGTGCATGACCAGTTCGGCGACCCGTATCCCATTCCGGCCAACGGCGGCAAGAACATCGAGTTCCGCAAGTATGACAGCCTGCCCAAGGCCACCACTCCGCTGACCGAGGGTGTGACCCCGGACGGCCAGACCATGAACGTTTCCACCGTTACCGCTGAAGTCAAGCAGTACGGCGGCTGGGTACCCATTACCGACACGCTGCAGCTGACTGCAATTGACAACAACATCGTGCAGGCAACCAAGATCATTGCCAGCCAGGCGGGCCGCACCCTGGACACCATCGTGCGTGATGTGCTGGCGGGCGGCACCAACGTGATCTATGCGCCCAAGATCGGCGAGGGCGGCGCGGAAACCCCTGTGACCAGCCGCGCTACCCTGGACGCGACCTGCCAGCTGACCAGCGACCTGATCGCCCGTGCGGCCACCCAGCTGAAGGCCATGAACGCTGACCCCATCGGCACCAGCTTTGTGGGCATCATCCACCCTTATGTGGCCTATGAACTGCGCCGCGACCCGGACTGGATCGATGTGCACAAGTACGCACAGCCGGACGAGATCTACAACGGCGAGATCGGCACGCTGCATGGTGTGCGCTTTGTGGAGACCAGCGAGGCAAAGATCTGGAAGGGCACCGGCTGCCCGGCGGGTCTGGCCGTGTTCAGCACCCTGATCCTGGGTGCCCACGCCTACGGTTCCACCGAGATCGAGGGCGGCGGCCTGGAGCACATCGTGAAGCAGCTGGGCTACGGTGACGATCCCCTGAACCAGCGCGCGTCTGTGGGTTGGAAGGCACACAAGACCGCTGAGCGCCTGGTGGAACAGTACATGGTGCGCATTGAGAGCTGCAGCGCACGGTACAGTGCAACGGCTGAGGCGAACTAACCATGAGCCGCCGAACGGATTTGGAACTAAACCTCTCAGTCAGCGCTTTGGGCGCTGACAGCTCCCCTAGTAGGGGAGCCAAGTGTAGGAGTTCGGCGGAGGATAGAGTGATAGAAAGGAGCCGATAAAATGGCAGAAGCAAAGAAAAAGACTGAGACGATCCGGCTGTTTTCGGACGGCGGGAAATACAAGGGCGACCTGTTCGTGAGCGTGAACGGTGTGAACTACCAGCTGCAGCGCGGAAAGAACATTGAGGTGCCCCCGGAGGTGGCGGAGGTCATCCGCCACAGCCAGGAACAGGACGACCAGACCGCTGCCCGCATGGAAGAGCTGGCGAATAAGGCGTAATTTTTGAGAACCCCCGGCCCGGCGGCACACGCTGTGCCGGGGGTTATTTGTTTGGAGGTCTTTTATGACAGTAGGAAAGGCAATTGCAATGACGACGACCGCCGCCAGTGGCGGAAACAGGGAGGAGTTGTTGGGGCCGCGGCCAGCAGGACACGAGCACAAAGCTTTGTGCGAAGTGGACGCTGGGAGCCGCAACCCGGGTTGCAGATGTGAAAGGATGGAATAAGCGTGACAGTAGGAAAAGCAATCGAAACGGCTGACAAGCTGCGGCCCAACAACGGGTTTGACCGTGAGCTGAAGATCTTATGGCTGCGGCAGGCGGATGCGGGGCTGAGAAAGAGCGTGGTGGACAAGAGCGACACCACCGATTTTGATGCCGTGGGTGCGGACATCTTATACGACCGGGAGCAGGAGCTTTTGCGGCAGGACGCGGAACTGCTGCTGCCGGAGCCCTACGACAGCTACTATGCCCACTATCTGGCGGCACAGATGGACGCGGCCCTGGGCGAGACCGACCGCTATGCCAACGAGATGCAGCTGGCCAACGAGAATCAGCAGGAATTTGCAGCCTGGTGCAGGCACACCTACCTGCCAAGGATGGCCACGAAGTGGAGGTACTGAGATGGCACTGCCGAGTTTATACAGCATCTCGACGGGGAAGAGCATCCAGACGGCTTTTGGCGGCCTGAACGAAACCTACGGCTGCGCCGAGGCGGAGTTTACCGAGATGAAGAACTTTTCCAGCCGGGGATACCCCGCACTGCAGACCCGGACACCCCGGCGCACAATGCGGGCCATGGGCCGCTGCAACGGGATGTACCACCTGAACGGCCTGCTGCTGTGCGAGGGCACCACCCTGCGCTACACCGAGGACAGCGAGGACGACGTGGCCACCGCGGCTGCGGGCGGGGAGATCGTGCTGGAAAACGCCGTGACGGACAGCGAGAAAATTATGATCGGCATGGGAACGAAGATCCTGATCTGGCCGGATGCCAAGAGCTTTGACACGGCCACCGGCAAGCTGGAAGCCCTGAGCGCCGCATGGAGCCAGACCGGCACGGTGACCATTGCCCCCTGCGACGCGGGCGGCAAGACCTACACCGTGAGCAGCGTGGGCACCACGGAACCTTCCGGCCCGGCGGACGGGACGACGTTCCTGAAACAGAACTCCTCTTCCAGCAAGTGGGCCTATGTGAACGTGCTGGAGCAGTACGATGCCAAGAGCGGCAAGTGGGCGGAGATCCTTTTGAACAGCGTGAAGATGACCCTGCCCGGGCTGGCCGCTGCGGGCTTCAAGAAGGGGGACACCATTACGGTGGAGCAGGTGCCCGGGCTGGTGGAAGAGTATCTGGCCGAGGGTGTGAACGGCGAGGTGACCATTGAGCAGATGGACGGGGACAGCATTGTGCTGACCGGCAGCCCAAAGACCGAGAGCGCACGCTATTACGGCAGCTTTAC